AAGAGAAGTAATCGCCAACAAAGGTATCTGGACTGCTAAGAAAAGATATATTTTAAATGTTTACAACGAAGAAGGTGTTGATTTAAAAGAACCTAAACTTAAAATCATGGGCATTGAAGCCGTTAAATCATCTACACCTGCCCCTTGTAGAGTTAAAATTAAAGAGGCATTGAAAGTGATTATGAATAAAGATGAGGCAGCCTTGATTCAATTCATAGAAGATTTTAGAAAACATTTTAAAACATTACCACCAGAAGAAATTGCTTATCCTCGTTCATGTAATAATCTTCAAAAGTATTCTTCAAAAACAAGCATATACATAAAAGGTTGCCCAATTCATGTAAGAGGTGCATTACTATATAATAATATGTTAAATGATAAAAAACTAACAAAGTATCAACACATACAAGACGGTGATAAGATTAAGTTTATTAAATTAAAAGAACCTAACACCTTACACCAAGATGTTATATCTTTTATTGGTCGATTACCAAAAGAGTTTGACTTACATCAATATATTGATTATGATAATCAGTTTGATAAGTCATTTTTAGAACCATTGCGATTTATTGTTAATGCAATTAACTGGAGTTTTGAGAGGCATTCATCATTAGATGATTTTTTTTAATATGAAAGAAACAGCATTTACCCATTATACTAGAGATAATACACTATATAACCTTCTTTTAAAGGCGGCTGGTGAAGATAAACTACCTATACTAGACAACAAGTCATTTGAAAGAATGAACAAAGAATACGGCAAAGACAAAATGAGAACAAATCTTGCTGACTATATTGCAAGTGAAAGGCCTGTATTTCCACTTAAAGATATAACTAAAGACGATATGAGAAAGTCTTTTCATGCCTTGAAAAGTTTTGATACATCTTCTATTTGCACACCAAATGAACAGATAGAAAAAGTAGTCTTTGAGAAATATGATGACTACAAATATAGTTATGAGAAGTATGGTCTAGGTTTAGTAAATGGTGCCAGTACTTTTAATGATGTATCAAATTACTTTCATCAAGATTTAAGATTGGCTTGTGGTAGTTATGGATTTGAAGCCCCTAAAAAAAGATGGGAAGAGAATGATGCTTATGATATATGGAAATGTTTAGGTCCTATATGGCGTGGCATAAATGATGTTAAGAAAGTTATGATAGAAGGTAAAGAAGAATTGATTGGTGGTGACTTAACTGCCAAGAGTTATATTTCAGCATTTAGATTAGGTACTTATATCGCAACACAATTTAAACCAGTAGTTGCAAAAGCACTTTATGATATGACAAATGCTAGAACTGTATTAGATACAAGTTGTGGTTGGGGTGATAGACTTGCAGGTTTCTTTGCTTCAGATGCTGAAGAATATTATGGCTGTGATCCTAATCCTAATACATACGCTAGATATACTGAACAGATTGCTACATACAATAAACTTCTTACTAAACCTAAAGTAGTAAAGATATGGAATTGTGGTGCAGAAGATTTACCATATGATAAACTGCCACAGATAGATTGTGCCTTTACAAGTCCTCCTTACTTCTCTACAGAAGAATATAATAAAGGTGGTGAACTAGAAGAAAATCAATCATGGTTTAAGTTTAATGAATATGATAAATGGCGTGATGATTTTTATTTACCAGTTGCAGAAAAAACTATGAGTGTATCAAAGTATATGTTTGTGAATATCATGGATCCAAAGATACATGGTGTTCGTTATCGTTCTGGTGATGAACTTGTAGATAAGTTTCAAGATAAGTTTCTTGGTCAGATTGGTATGAGAATTATGCAACGACCACAAGGTAAGGCTGTGTTCAATGATGAAGATGGTAATTTCAGTAAAGAAAAACTAGATGAACATATGAACAAAATGTTTATAGAAAATGTATGGTGTTTTGGTCCTGAAACAGACCTATTTAAAAATTCAAGAAAGGCTAATTTAGATGAGTTTTTTGCTTGACAAAATAACATATATATAGTATAATGATAACTGTTTACAAAAGAAATATTAATGGTAAAAAAAGTGATTGGGAGATTGATTCTATATATGCTGACGGCTGTGAAGGTGGTAAGCATAGAGAAAAAGAATATGCTCAAAACTTTTTAGATGTTAATACAAAAGAAGATAGAATTGAATATAAGGTTGAGGTAACTAATGAGTGATTTTTTAAAAGATATTATAAAAGAAACAGGTAATGAATATGCAAGTCTGGTGTCAGACGGTGCTTCGGGAGATGTAACAGATTTTATTGATACAGGTTCCTATATATTTAATGCATTACTAGGTGGTGGTATACACAAAGGTTTACCATCAAACAAGATAACAGCCATCGCAGGTGAAAGTGCAACAGGTAAAACATTCTTTGTACTAGGTATGTGTAAAAACTTCCTTGACCAGAATCCAGATGCCGGTGTAATATTTTTTGAATCAGAATCAGCAATCTCAAAAGAAATTATTGAAGAAAGAGATATTGACAGTAAAAGAATGGTTGTTATGCCAGTTACTACTGTTCAAGAGTTTAGACATCAAGCATTAACTGTATTAGAAAAATACATTAATCAAGATGCTTCAGAGAAAAAACCAATATTGCTTGTATTAGATTCTTTAGGTATGTTATCAACTACTAAAGAGATTGAAGATACAGCAGACGGAAAAGAAACTAAAGATATGACAAGGGCACAGATTGTAAAAGCTGCCTTTAGAGTACTCACACTAAAACTTGGGAAAGCAAAAGTTCCCCTTATAATAACTAACCATACTTATGATGTTATCGGTAGTATGTACCCTCAAAAAGAAATGGGTGGTGGTTCAGGCTTAAAATATGCAGCAAGTTCCATTGTATACCTATCTAAAAGAAAAGAAAAAGATGGTACAGAAATCATTGGTAATATTATCCATTGTAAAAATTACAAATCCAGATTGACAAAAGAGAATAAAGTAGTAGATGTTAGGTTAACATATGACAAAGGTTTAGATAGATACTATGGTCTATTAGATTTAGCATTGAAACACAATATATTTAAACAAGTTTCCACAAGAATAGAATTGCCAGATGGTAGTAAGACCTTTGGTAAAACAATAAACAATGATCCGACAAAGTATTTCACACCAGAGATATTAGAAAAGTTAGATGCTGTTTGTGGAAAAGAATTTAAATACGGAGATGGAATTGATACCGAAAATACCTCAGCTGCACAAAACGACAAATCCTAAACATCAAGAAGATTATGTATTTGTAGAGAAACCTGGAGAGGACTTTACAGGCATTAAATTGATTAATGGTCCGTTTGCAAGCATAGTTTACAAATATGGAAATGTAGGTTTTAGACCTGAAAATGAGAAAACACCAGAAGGTGCTTTGCCGATGGTCTTTGATTATACAATTATAGAAAATAAAATTGAAGCAGATACAGATAGTCAAGAGTTTGTTAACCATATTGGCGACATATTAGTTATTTTATTAGATGAAAAAATGAAAGAAAGGAAACTTGATGGAAAGAATTGAGCGAACAGCACTTAAAAATTTAATTCATAATGAAGATTATTGTCGAAAAGTTTTACCTTTCATCAAAGAAGAATACTTTACTGATAGATTAGAGAAGTTATTATTTTCAGAAATATATAAGTTTGTTAATAAGTATAATAATCTACCAACAAAAGAATCTTTATCAATTGAAATCAATAGTAACAAAACTATTAATGAAGATGAATATAAAAAACTTACAGATATATTATCTACACTAAATCCTGATCCTATTAATCTAGACTGGCTTGTAGAAACAACAGAAACTTTTTGTAAAGATAGAGCAATACATAATGCAATACTTGGTGGTATTCAGATACTTGATGGTAAAGATAAAGACCATACTCCAGAGTATCTTCCAGAAATGTTATCAGAAGCATTATCAGTATCCTTTGACCAAAAGGTCGGGCATGATTACTTACTTGAATCAAAAGAACGATTTGAATTTTATAGAAAGAAAGAAGAACGATTAGAATTAGATTTAGATTTCTTCAACAAGATTACAAGAGGCGGGATACCAAGTAAGACTTTGAATATTTGTCTTGCAGGTACTGGTGTTGGTAAGACAATGTTTATGACCCACCTTGCTTCGTCTATATTATTACAAGGTAAAAATGTATTGTATATCACTTTAGAAATGGCAGAAGAAAGAATTGCAGAAAGAATAGATGCTAACTTATTAAATGTTGGCATGAGTGATTTAGAAGAACTACCATATACAATGTATGAAACAAAGATAAACAAACTACAAAGTAAAACAACAGGTACTTTAATCATTAAAGAATACCCTACTGCTTCTGCTCACACAGGACATTTCAAAAATCTGATTAGTGAGTTAGCATTAAAGAAATCATTTAAACCAGATATCGTATTTATTGACTATCTAAATATATGTTCCTCTTCAAGATTTAAAGCTGGCGCAAGTGTGAATAGTTATACTTACATCAAATCAATTGCTGAAGAACTACGAGGCTTGGCAGTTGAAAATGATTTACCTATATTCTCTGCTACTCAAACTACAAGAGGTGGTTTTGTAAGTAGTGATGTAGGGTTAGAAGATACCTCAGAGAGTTTTGGTCTTCCTGCAACAGCAGACTTTATGTTTGCTCTAATCTCTAGTGAAGAACTAGAAGAAAAGAATCAGATAATGGTTAAGCAGTTGAAGAACAGATATAATGACCCAACGGTCAATAGAAAGTTTATCCTCGGTGTTGATAGGTCTAAAATGAAATTTTATGATGTCGAACAATCAGCACAGGAAGATATAGTTGAGAGTGGTCAATCGGACGCTTTATCAACAAATAACAAGTTTAAAAAACTAGGTCAGTTTTCTGACTTTAAAATATAGAAAGGAGAATAAATGGCACAAGGTAAGATAAAATGGTTTGACCCAAAAAAAGGTTACGGATTTATAACGCCTGATGATGGAAGTAAAGATGCATTTTTGCATATTTCAGCATTAGAAACAGCGGGAATAAGTCAACTAGAAGTTGGACAATCAGTAACATACGAACTTGCTGAACAGCGTGGTAAGCAATCAGCAACAGAAATACAAAAAATATAAAGGAGGCTATTATGGCTATAACTATTGATGGTAAACAATATGACGAAACTAAATTGGATGACAAGCATAAGAATGCTATCGTTCAAGTGCAAGCAGCACAGAATAAATTAAAACAACTTCAAAGTGAGTTTGAAAATGTGCAAGTATTGATTGCACACCACAGTAAGTACTTAACTGAAAATCTTCCTGCTGCAGCTTTAATTGAAGCTACTGAACCTGCTGTTGAAACAGTAGAAGCGGAAGTTGTTGAGAAGGCAGAGTAATGCCAAGGAAAGTCAACACTAGTATAAAGTATGAAAAGAAGTTGAGTAAGTTTAAGGGTACTATGAGGTGGTTAGTTATTGAACGACCAACTGGTAGTATTCTTAATGCCTACACCTTTGAGGATGAGGCACAAACAGTAGTTGACTTTCAAAACAAACATAAAGTATGGGCAGCACATGGTGGTTTACCTACTTATATAACATTAGGTAAAATATGAGCGAACAAAGTAAACGATTCTATGAAATACTAGATACGATAAAAACTCTACATGACGCCAAGAAACATGATTACGGAAATGCGGATGTATTTGCTAATTTCAGACTATCTGAGTTAGCAGGTATATCTCCTTGGAAAGGTTCTGTTATTCGTATGGGTGATAAGTATGCTCGTATAAGTAACTATATAAAGAAAGGTGACTTTAAATTTAAAGAAGAAAGTATTAAAGACACACTTATGGACATGGCAATATATAGTTTAATAA